ACTCATGAAGGCAGTCGAGTCAATCGCAAACCCATCAAATGAAAAGCGTGGCGACGACGATCGCTTCTGGAAACCAACTGTCGATAAGGCAGGTAATGGTCAGGCAGTGCTTCGTTTCCTCCCTGCCCCTGCAGGTGAAGAACTTCCTTGGGTTCGCGTCTTTGATCATGGTTTCCAGGGTCCAACTGGAAAGTGGTATATCGAAAACTCGTTGACCACAATCAACAAACCAGATCCTGTCGGCGAACTGAATTCCGAACTTTGGAACTCAGGTATCGAAGCGAATAAGGAAATCGCTCGTAAGCAAAAGCGTCGTCTTTCTTACATCTCAAACGTGTTGGTCGTTCGTGACCCTGCTAATCCTGAGAATGAAGGTAAGGTCTTCCTCTACAAGTATGGTAAGAAAATCTTTGACAAGATCAAGGATGTAATGCAACCAACCTTTGAAGATGAGAAACCAGTCAATCCATTCGATCTATGGGAAGGTGCTAACTTCAAGTTGCGCATTCGTCAGGTTGAAGGTTATCGTAACTACGATAAGTCGGAATTTGATGGACCAAATCCTCTGTCGGAAGACGAAGATAAGTTGGAGAAGGTTTGGAACGAAGCGCATTCTCTTGCAACTTTCCTCGATCCATCGAACTTCAAGTCATATGATGAACTGAAGGCGAAGATGAACGCTGTTCTCACAGGTGGTGCTCGTATGGCAACTGCTGAGAAGGTTAATCCGCTTGATGCTGAAGACGAACTGTTCGTTGAAACCAAGATGCGTAATGCACCTGCTGCTAAAGCAACGGATGACAGTCCACCTTGGAAAGAAGACAGCGATGATGACACGATGAGTTATTTCTCGAGTCTCGCTGATGACTAAAAACTTGGGGGAGCGTTTCGCTCCCCCATTTCATTATGCCACTGCTCTTCTCTTTTGGAACATCAACCATGTAGGGTCATTCGACCTTACGTTTCCTACGCCTCCTGGGAAAGTTAATTGTGGTGGTGCTTGACCGCCACCACCACCTTGATTGATCACTGTCGGTGGCGGAACATTAACTTGTATTTTATCCTTGGTCGCTGCAGTCCCCTGCTCGATTAAAGCACCATCTATATTCTTACCTGTTTCTGCTTTGCTACTAGACATCTTATCATATGCTGCTCCCGCGAGCATACCTACTGGACCTAATGCAGCACCAGCAATTGCACCCTTATTGCTTGAGAAGAAATTACCAGTGCTTTCTTTCGCTTTGGGTTGTATATTACTAGATTTATTGCCTGACATTTTATCATAAGCAGCAGCAGCACTTTCACGTCCTGCAGGTCCTGCGACCATACCCTTATTTCGCGAGAAGAATCCGCCACCAGAAGGTTTTTCCACTGCACCTTTCTGTGTTCCAGTATATTCACCTGCTGCCATTTTATCTTCTGTGCTGTCGACTAATCCGAATGTTAGACCGCTTAGAACATTTCTACCAGCATTCTTAAACTTCTGACCAGTCGTCGCATTAGGGTCGGCATTAAATCCTTTATACCCATCATATGCTGCCATACCTGCTGCCAGCGGAAGTGCAAGTTTTCCGGCAACTCTGCCTGCGAATCCAAGACCCTTTACTAATCCTGGCGATGCTTTACTTAGAACACTGCTTGCTTTAGAACCCAAACTGGATGCACCACTAGCAATCTTACCCAAGAAACCAGTAGATTTTGCTGCAGCACCAGTCGCACCAGCAGCACCAGCAGCGCCTGCCGCACCAGCAGCACCTGCAGTTCCTAAACCAGTAGCACCAGCAGCACCTGCAGTTCCTAAACCAGTAGCACCTGCAGTTCCTAAACCAGTAGCACCAGTTGCCGCCAACCCAGCAGCACCAGTAGTTGCTAACCCAGCGGCACCTGCAGTTCCTACCCCAGCAGCACCAGCGGCACCTGCTGTTCCCAATCCAAGCATTCCGATTGTTCTGGCACCACCGCTGAGAAAAGCACTGCCTACTGTTCTGGCACCACTTACTAGTCCGCGAGCAAGTCCTCCTACTCTGCCTCTGATACCACGAGCGGCCATACGTGCGCGAGCACGCAATCTTCCTCGGGATCTTCGTGGACCTCTTCTTCTATCTGGGAGATCGATATCAATACCACCGCCATCGCCGCCGTCACCACCGTCACCACCAGCAGCACCATTTTGATTGTCTGCTGACATCTTCTTCATCAGTTCTAGTATTTCTTTCAATACATCGACTGTTTCAGTTGCCTTTTCTTGGGTGGTATTAGAATACTCTTGTATTAAAACATTAGAATCAGCAGTTTTTTGCAGTGCTTCAATTGTTGCATCTTTAGAGATACCCGCAGCATCTTCTTGTGCTTCGCTGTTTACAGATGGAGTTTTCGTAGAAGGATATGCTGCTACAAATTTTTCGTTTAGGACATTGATTTCTTTTACAATGTTCTCTAACTCTTCTGTCGTTTTTCCTTGATCGATCCCCTGATCGAACTTTTCCATAAGTTTCTCGCCCTGAGAATATAGGTTTTTCTGCTCATCTGTCAACGTAGAGATTAATGAATTTTCTTCTGATGAAGAATTACTTTCTTTACGAGATTCCTGTAAAAATTCTTCTAGCGATTTAGTCATAGAAGAATCTGAAGACGATTCTATATTATTTTTCTCGGAAGAATTAGAAGAATCTGAAGATGATTCAATAGTATTTTTATCAGAAGAAGTGGATGAGGTTTTGCTTTCGTTAAAGTGTTGATCAAGCGCAGTTTTAAATGCTTCAGTCAACGAAGAAACAGTTAGTGTCTCTTTGCTGTTTTTCTCTGAAGATTCTGATTTTGATTTCTGCTTATCCTCTTTGAAGTATTCTTCAATAACTTTCTTTATGGTGTCATTCGTAGATACAGTTTTAGTCTCGTTCGATTCAGCATCTACTCTAGACAACAGACGTTCGCGTTTCTGCTCGTCGGAGGTAAACACATTATCAGCGAAACTACCCTCAGGTGCTTCTCTTCCTACAGCGATATTGAATCCACGTTTTACATCTCTACCTAAATTAGAAGCAAATCCTTTAACGAGTTTCCCGATGCCTTGTCTATTTTTTTCTACAGGTTCTTCTTCAGTGTTCATTCCAACTGAACGACCAAGACGATTTAAAAATGTATCTTTTTCACCAGTTAAAGTATACCCAGATGCCTTTACTACTTCCTCGCGAGATTTTTCTTCCATATCTTTGCCGAGTTTTTGTAGTAACGGATTGTCAGAGTTTTGTAGATCCTTTGTGATACCAACAATCTTACCGATTGCCTTCTCAAACTCTTTCATGTTTTTAGTTTGTAACTTGGTGATCTCGTCGATCATTGTTTTGATCAATTCTTTTTGATCATCATTAGTTTCATCACGCAGTTCTAGTGCTGAAGACTCAAAAGTCTGCATAAAAGTTGAGATCATAGATTGTGTGGCAGTAGGATTTGCCTCTGCCATAGAACCTGGATTTACTGCAGCAGCAATCTTAGAAAGTTGACTTTCCTTGCCGATACCTTTAGTTTGCTGTTGCTGTTCCATTTATTCCTGATTCTCTGCTTTCTTTTTAAGATGCGCCATTAGCATCCCTATGTAAACTTCCCTCTCCCAAGGCATCATATTCTCTAATTCGGTCAAACTATATTTATGTTCATGCATTAAAATAAAGTTGATTTTGTAGAAATTCATCAAGTTATCATGAGAAAGGGTTATCCGAAAAAATTTTCAACACCATCCACAACTACAGTGTTTTCTGTTCCACATTTAGAGCATGTGTAATCAATATTATGGAAAATCTTCGGCGCAGTGACAAAGAATTCTACGATCTTCTCAAACTGTTCGTTTGTCAATCCTTCAATAAAGGTAGCAATTTCTTCAGTAGTTTGATCTTTCGCATCATGGATTTCATCTTGTGTGAAGACTTTATCAATACATGACACAACTAAATCAAACACAGGTAAGTCATCGTCAACCAACACCTCTGCAGTAGGATACTTCATGATGACACCAACATCAGGAGTGATCATAATGTTGTTCTTGTGCTCGGGAGATATTTGCAATTCAATGTTATCTAGATCTAAGATTGTCGGGGTTTTGTGACCACACTCACCGCAAATCAAGTTAAACTCTGAGTCTTTACCAATAGACTGCGAGCGCAATTTAATAAAGATATTCTGTATGTCAAAGAATGGTAGTTTCTCTGCGTCAATTTTACCATCAGAGCAAGAGTTGATGACTTGCTGCATTGCGCGAATCATATCTGCTCGTTGATTAGACTCTGCTGCCAGAATTAAAATCTTTTCCTCTTTCACGAGGAATGGTCTCATTGATACCTTTCGTTTTGTTGAATATACTTCAACATCAAATGTTGGTACTGATATTGTAGGTAGTGCCATAATTTACTCCAATTATTTAAGTGTCTTCAAATTGTGGGATGTCATTTTCAACATCATTTATTAACTGATCAGCGTCGATATTATCATCACCGACGATATTATCATTGATATAGTCAGATTCAGATTCCGAATTTGGTTCTCCATTTTGCCCGATAGATATCCATTTCTTGTATGCAAACGTTACTGGCATACGTAAAACTTCAGAATTAGTGGAGGACACGGAAATTGGTGCCATTGAGCGAGGAAACGCATCTATGATTTCCCATTCGGCAATAACTTCGTCTTTTAAATTCAATGACACCAGAGTGATGTTCGAATAATATTCAGAAGGATAACTTAGATATCTAGAAATAGGATTTACGATAGATGTCATCCAGTCTTGAAAGAAGCGTTTTGCCGCCCATGTGGTATCGACTAAAAATGTGAATGTTATTGCATCGCCACCGAAGTCAATCACATTTGCTCTTTGTTCATTTAGATTGTTTATTCTGACTGGCCTTGTTCCGACGAGAATTCCTGGAAACAATCCATCTTCAACCATTAATGAGATTTCTTTTGTATCACCGCCTACGCCAAGAACTCCTGGAGTCTGGAACCTTACTTCGAATCTGCTGGCTCTTGCGAAGTCAGTCTCGCGAACTCTAGCGAGAAAATCTGCAATTGTGTGACCTGCTGTTGCCATTAGAATTTGCTCCTAGAATCTCTGAATACTTGTTCTTTTGTGGCACCCACAAAGTTCTCGATCGGTAAGAATATTGCTGCTTGCCAATCTTCAGGGTTGACTTTTAAAAATTGCGAGTTAACATGATTGGTCAGGTAATGTTTGATACATGGTTTGACTTCATTCGCATTCTTCAAGTTGTTCAATAGATTGTATGACATACGCATCTTGGTTGTTTCAGAATATGTCTTGGTTGTCTTATAGTCTAACAACTCACCAAGAACTTGTGCTCGCAGCAGGTAAGGTAGGTAATGTAAATTGATTCCATAGAACCCACCTTTTGCTGGACTAAATGGCAACACTAATGGGAAGGTGTCGTAGAAAGGAAGTTCTTCCTTTAATTTTGGATCGTAGAAATATAGATACATCGAACCAATCTCGATATTGGTTTTTAATTCGCCAATATCAGATTTCATTACGCTGCTCTGAGACAACCTCGCGCCAACGAGGTTTTTCACATTGTTCATATACCAATCCATGGATCTTTGTCCATCACCTGCCTTGGCACGAAGTCTCTGAAACGGATTTGCCAATTACCTGCCTTGTCCTCTGTATGCTTTATAGTTAGCACGTTTACGTTTATTCATAGTTGAAAACTTAATCGAAGAGGCACTACCACCAATTGATGTCTTGCCCTTCTTTTGATTGGTAAAGGAAATCTTAGTATTTCCGCCACCAGATTTTGCTTTTGCCATAGATATTCTCCTTCTTATTTATTACGGATTCCCAACTCTTTCTCAGTCAGGATGATAAATTTCCATCCTCTATCTTCACAAAATTCAGTAGCAAATTTCCACTTTGCTTGGTTTACACCCCATTGCATAACTTCCTGCAAAAACTTCTTTGTTTTTCTGACAGGCACTTTGGGTTCTTTAGTAAACTTCTGCGGTTTTACCTCAACCAGATACTTCTTTGTAACACCACTTTTTTCTTGAACCTTGATATAAAAATCCACGAAATATCTATGTACTCGATTATCTAAAGGAGAGATATACGGTATGGGTAACTCTTCAGATCCCCATTCCAATATGTTGTCGTTATTATCGCACCACTTCATGAACTTTAGTTCCCAACTGGAGCGATAAACGATATTGTTTGGATTCCCAATGTATTTCTTTGGATGCTGTATTTTATACAGACCTTTCAAAGATTCCTTGCCATAACTCATATAAATATTCCAAACTCTATACTTAATAGGATATTTATTCTAGATGGCATTAACTCCTGCACCCGCACCTCCTGCGCAAACTCCTGCCCCTGGAGCAACTGCGCCTGCTGCACCCACAAAGGCACCTGAACCAAAAAAAGAAAGTCGGTTCAGTAGAGGTACTGCACCACTAAATTTTCTAGAAACACCACTGGATAAAGACGGACAGAAACGCTATCCGATAAATGTTGGAAACTCTGCAGAGTTTCCACATTATGTTGTTTTCTATCCTCTCGTGCGCGAAGGAACAAAACGAGGCAAGGAACTGTTAGCATCTGGTGGCGGTCAAATTTTTGATCAGACAGACCAGAACAGAGTCGATCCAGAAAATGGCGGAAAAGCAACAGGAGCAGCAGGTGCACTGATTGGCGCAGGGTTGGGTGCTACTGCTGGTATTGGTGCTGCGACGTCTATTGGTGCACGTCTAAAAGAAAACGGTGGTAATACTGTCAATCCTGCCCCAAATCCTACGGGTGGTCCAGTTTCGATTATTACTAAACTTGCAGCAGGACTTACTGGGGGAATTCTAGGAGCAGGAGCAGGTGCTGCGGCAGGTGTCGCTGCGAGTGCAATCGCAGGAGAGCAACGTCTGGTAATTGGTAGTGACGAGATCATTCTGTATATACCAGAAAAAATCTCATCAGGTTATAATGCAAACTATGAAACTGCAGACCTTGGTGCGCTTATTGGTGGTCTTGCTTCGGGTAAGGCATCAATTGGTGGATTATTTACCGAAGGCACAGAAACTGCTGATTATATGATAAGAAAGGCAGGTCGAATCGCAAACATTGCTGGATTTGATCAGTTTACTAATGTTCTTGAAGCAACTTCGAAAAGAGTTGAAAATCCATATAAAGAGCAGTTGTTTAGATCCATGGGTTTTAGAAAATTCTCATTTGACTATAGATTTGCACCATATAATGAGGCCGAAGCAGATGTCGTTTTCGGTAAAAACGGCATCCTTGAGTTGTTTACGACGCACATGCATCCAACTATGAGTCCTAATGGATTGTTCCAAACATATCCGTCAGAATTTATGATCATCTATTATCATAATGGCGCTGAGAACACATATGTCAGAAAAATATCAAATTGCGTACTGACAGATATGGTTATAGATTATGGCGCAGAAGGATTTACCACCTTCTCTAATGGATGTCCGACTGAAGCATTCGTCAGATTACAATTCTCTGAGTTGGAAACTCTGACGACAGAAAGAATCGATAAGGGATACTAATATGTTATTTTCTATGTTCCCGAGATTGCTAGTCAATACGATTACACCGAATACAGCGACACTTGTAACTGATATATTTCGCAGAATCTCATTAAATAAATTTAAGAACAATGTTGTTTTTTTACAAACAGTCACTATTCCGGATGGTTACACAATCGAGCAAGTTTCTGATAAGTTTTATAGTAGTCCAGATTATCATTGGGTCATTATGGCAGTGAATGATATCGTCGATCCTCGAAAAGAATGGCCGATGGGCAATTCAGATCTACTTGCATATTGTAAAAAGAAATATGGTGAAACAGGAATCTACGAAACGCATCATTATAGAACAGCAGATGCTGATAAAATAATTGTTGATTATGATGCCGCAGATCTTGCCAATGGAGATATCGAAGAAGTAACTAATATACAATACGAAGAAGAATTAAACGATTCTAAGCGCGAAGTTAAGATGTTAGATCCAAAATACTTAGCAGAGTTTGTATCCATATACTCGAGTTTGATTAGTAGGTAATTATAATGGCAGAAAACAGAGTAGATCCAACACAATCTACACCACCCCCAAAAAAAGCAATTAGTGATG